TGAGGGGTTGGGGTCCTAAAAGACTCACATTATTAGAAGTATTTTCTCAACAGCAGATGATTTCTGCAAATGTTCTACAGATTTGCGTAGATAGTTTCTCGAATTCTATAATTGCTCGTATTGATAAGGATCAGTTGAAGCAAGTTAAGGTAGTTGATTATTTTACAGCAGTTAATGGTGCTGCTGGAGTAGCCTATATAGATAGTATTAATAGAAATTCCAGTATGGGCTTCCCTTGGAACAAATCTAAGAAATATTTTCTCCACCCCATTCCTGCTGAAGGAATGAATATGCATCCTGTTGATTTCGACGATGATTTTAAGGCTCGTGTCGAAGATTTATGGGAGCGTATGGGTCGCGGTGAGCGAGTTTTTCCCGTTTTCACTGCTTCCCTTAAGGATGAACCTGTTACTTTTGCCAAAGCAGAGAAGGGTGCAACCCGCGTTTTTGCGGCTGCTCCTGCCGATTGGTGCATTTGTGTTAGGAAATTATTCTTAGGTATGATTAGACTCATACAATCCAACAAGCGCATTTTTGAATGTGGTGCAGGAACTGTTGCTCAGTCTGTTGAGTGGCACCAGCTTCGTGTTCATATTTGTGCGCATGGTGAAGATAGGATAGTTGCAGGCGATTATAGTAAATTTGATAAACGCATGACTGCCGACATGATTAAAGCCTCTTTTGAGGTTCAAATTCGTGTTGCTGAAGCTTCTGGTAATTTCTCTAAAGAGGATATACTCAGAATGCGCACCGTTGCTAATGACTGTGCTCACCCCATATTCAATTTCTTTGGGGATCTTATAGAGTTTAATGGCCAGTTACCATCTGGCATACCTGTTACAGTTACATGTAATTCAGGATCCAATAGTATTTATATTAGATATTGTTATTTTATTTTAAATCCTGCACATGAACTAGAATCATTCGAGAAGAATGTACATTTAATGACTTATGGTGATGATAATAACATGGGTATATCTCCTGATTGCCCCTGGTTTAATCACACATCTATTAGTCAAGTTTTGGATAGTATAGGTGTTCGCTATACTATGGCTGAGAAGGATCGCGCTAGTGTTCCTTACATTAATATTAATGAAGCCACATTTTTGAAAAGACGGTGGGAGTATGACAGTGAAACTGGACATTATCTTGCCGCATTGGAAGAGGACTCTATTATTAAGTCGCTCATGACTATAGTTCCTTCTAAAAATATATCTTCTGAAGCCCAGATGGCTGAAATTATTCGATCAGCAATGATGGAATATTTCTTTTATGGGCGTACAAAGTTTGAGGAAAAATTTCAGTTTTTCCAGGAGATGATAGATCATTTAGATCTAGCAATTTATTTTGAGGATAGGCCCTTACAACGGTATGAATATTATTTAAATATGTACCAGGACCAATCCAAATATGCTAATCCCAGCGGGTACTAACCTTCTGGAGGCCGTATGGTGGCCGGTCTGAACCAAATCCACCTGTTTTGTTATAGTTACTGACATTCATAAATTTGATTTTAACTTTGAATGTAGCATGGATAGCAAAATTTATACCCACACAGGCGTTCCCTGAAGTATGTTTTTACATAGAGTTGTAGGTACTCGAAATTTAAATCACTTCTTCTTGTTTGAATGAGTAAACATTCTTGAGGAAGTAAAACTTAACTACTCGCTAACATTTTATCAAAGGGTCATGCTCATTCCCGAAAGAGCAAAGTCCATGCGGCTGAAAATTTAGCCACTGTTGCTGAAACCGATTTTATCGGTATTTGCTATGAATGTTGTGAGCTTCGCATCAATACTATTGCTTGCGAATTTTGCAATTCAATTATTCAACCCACATCTATGGCTAATATTATGCCATATTCTTATACTTCAGAAAGTGAGTTTGAATATCAGTCCGACGAACCTCCTGTGGAAAATTCCAATCCCACTTCAGGACATACCGAGACTGCACCCCTTTTGGAGTCCATTGAGTCTTCTGTTGATGATAACCATACTGATGGTGTTCAATATACTAATTTGGATGATCATCTTTATACAGCGGAAGCTGACTTAGAAAAATATTTAAATCGTCCAATTTTGGTTTCTACCTACACCTGGTCTTCAGGTGGAGGCATTGATGAAATTTTTGATCCATGGACTTTATTTTTGAATAATACCAATATTAAGAATAAAATTCAGAATTATGGTGTTGGCTCCATGCAGCTTCATTTGAAGATTATGGTGAATTGTTCGCCTTTCTATTATGGTGCTGCTTTAGCCTCATATCATCCTCTTGCTGATTATGATATTGGTGCGTTAGCTTCCACTGAAACGGAAGCGGCGAAAGTTGGTCTTTCACAGAGACCTCATGTGTGGATTCATCCACAAAATCAACAGGGTGGGGACTTAGTCCTTCCATTCCTGTGGAATAGATCTAGTGTTAATCTTTGGTCAGCTACTGAAGTTTCCCTTCTAGGAAGATTGCGTATTAAGAGTTATACTCTATTGCAAGCTGCCACTGCCTCTGCAGGTGATTGCACTATTCAGGTTTATGCTCATGCCACTAATGTTAGGCTGGGCGCTCCAACGTTTTCAGCTGTTTTACAGTCTGATGAATATGAGCAGGGCTCTAATGGTCCTGTTTCTGGAATAGCTTCAGCAGTTGCCAACGTGGCTTCCCGTTTGACGGATGTGCCGGTTATTGGTCAATTTGCTAAAGCTACAACGATTGGAGCTTCAGCTATTTCTAAAATAGCTCATATGTTCGGATTTACTGATGTTCCAGTCATAAAATCCGCTGATCCTCTTAAACCTTTGGTTTTCCACTCTCTAACCTCAGCCACTATTGGCGAACCTGTTGAGAAACTATCTTTGGATGCTAAATCCGAAGTTACAGTTGATCCTGGTGTTATCGGTTATGAAGAAAAAGAGGACATGCTAATGATATCCAATTTTGTCAACAGGGAGTCCTGGATTGACACATTTACGTGGACATCTTCAAACAATGCCAGTACACTGCTCTGGACATGTCGGGTTCAGCCTAGCATTTTCCGGAAGGGAGTAGTTAACGGACCATACAATTCGTATGCGTACAATGGTACTCCAGTATCTCATGTTGCTCAAGCTTTTAGGTATTGGCGTG